CTGTCTAAATCAAGCAATACAACCTAGAGTAGTGGGACCCCTTTTTATAAAAGGTGTACGACTTATATCGTTGCAAAGTTTATTGTGATTGGGTGTGGTACCTCTATTGGTCCACGTTGCGTGCGCCCTGGCCCGTTAGGGCCAGGGCAGAAAGGTTGGTGTTAGTCTAGTAACACCATGTATGCCTCAGCATTGTGTTGTCTGAAGTAGTTAATGTCTTTACGTACTTTGTCCCAAAGCTTTGACGTACCGTCAACACCTGCATCTTGATCTTCTAGTGTTGCCTCCATCTCATTGATAAAGATTCTATCATGGATGATAGCCTCTTCCTTTGTTAACATAATAGACTCGCCATTAAATCTATTCTTACGTTCTTCTGTCTTGTTATCTTTTAGTTCCATGCTGACCTCACAACTCCACCGTTGGTTGCTTTGTTCAAAGCCTCCAGGTATTCAGTCTCAGTTAACTTTAATACTTCTAAACAAAAATGATGTTTAGTCCCCTGGTCAGCGCCTGGAGATGCCAAGTATCCTGGCACTTGGTCCAACATCTCTTGTCGCTTTGCGCCACCTGGTAAGTATTCTGCTTTAATTGTTTTTGTCATATATACCTTTCTATTTGTTAATATGGGATAATCCTACTCTATTAGCTGACCATTGTCAACCCTTTCAATAGAATATTCTGCACCCCAACGATTATCATTTTTAACTTTAGCATAGCCACCACTCTCACGTCTGTGTCTAATAAACTCGATCGGTCGACCTTGCTCGATGTTTTCCATGTTATTACTTAACCACTCTAATTTACATGTTTGACTACAGAAATATTTATCTGAGTTATTAAAATAATAATGACCATTGTCATGTCTATCCATATCTAAATATGCATATCTTCCACGAACTACACCACGCGATTTTAAAAACCTATCATTGGTAGTTCTAGTATGGCAATTAGGTCCTTGGCAAAAATGTTTATTTGGCATTAAAACCCCTCTCTATTATTTGGCAACATAAAAATAAACTTAACTCCAAATGTAGTTGCAATTAATAAACCAATAGTCATGTCAAAATGAATTGCTATGACTACACCTAAAAAACACAATGCAAAATGCAATGCAAAGTAAATTGCATATAACATTAGTGCCTCACTTTCCATGTTGTAGTTGCAGTTCTATATCCATGACTATCTAAGTCATAATAAACATAATAAGGTACACCTTGTTTAGATGTGCCATATCTTGACTTGTCATCATGTTTGCCTTTTCTTGTAATGTGCTTCTTATGTTTAGAAGCCCAATAAGTTATGTAAAATGTTTTGTTTGTCATATTATACCTTTCTAGTTAATAGGACTATCCTATAACAGATAGCCCTATTTGTCAAACTTTAATTTAGACTTTCTTCATATTTTTTTCTAGCCAATATCTTCGCCTCTCTTGATTGATGTTTGTTCTTCATGCCCTTAATCATACTTGCTAAATTACTTGGATTATAGATAGTTAAGCCTGTTGAGTTAGTTCTAATTAACTCTGCTTCATCAACTTGTATTCCAAGTTCAGTTGCAAGTTCAATACCCTCTGATAGATACCTATATGCTTTCAATCCAATCTTTAACTGATCGCATTGTTTTTGAATTGTATCAATCCATGTTTGGTGTTTAGTGACTAGATTACCTTTTGCAATTCGCCAAGTTTCAAATGCCTCGTACTCATCTTTAGTACAAGCGATTGCTCTTGATCTGCAATAAGATGTTCCAATTACATCAAGATAGTATTGGTCATTAAAAGTTTTAGCCATGCCTGTATTACTACTATCGCCATGATAACTATGTCCATTATATCCGAGTGCTTTCATACATGCCTCAACATGTTTTGTTTTATGTGGGTTATCCTTGTTTTCGGATTGTTGTGCATAGATATCTGGGTTGCAATCCATAGCTTTTAAATCTTCTCTAAAATATGCAACTGCAAATTTCTTTCCGTCCTCATCACTATACTCACTACCATTTAGATTACCAAACAAACCAAAATCAAAATGTGATTTGGTTTCTTTTGCGTCGCCGTCCTCATCTAAATCTTCATTGTGTGCAAAGTAAAAACATTTATCTTTTGCAACAACATCACAAGGTTGACCATATTTCTTTTTGAAAGAACGCAACACAGAAACATCTTCTGGTGGATATGATCTCTCAACAACATCAACTGCAAGTCTATGTGCGTGTTCGTATTGTCTATCAACATCTTCTCTTGCTTGAAGAAATGCCTCTCGTTCTTGAGTGTCCTCATTCTCAAAGACATTTTTTATTTTATTAAAGAGTTTGTTTCGCAACTCTGTATTCATTCTTATTTTTGTCATTTTAGACCTTTCTATATTTAATTTATTTTTAATTGTTTTATACCTTGACAATAGGATAGTCAAGCATTATATATGATTATATTCCCTTTTGTTATTTACGGAATTAAAAACTCAAAATAACGAGATTGATAGCATCCTGGAAGAGAGCCATTGGGTGCTACTGATCCCTGATCCACTGGAGGTCTAGCTATAGCTAGATCAAATCCGACGCGCGTCAGCCGGTGGATCTGGGATCAGTCATTATTGACTGTGAAGATAAACACTATAACAGGGTGAGTGCGTAAGGGATCCCCGAATGTTGACTGAAACATACTGCGTCAACCTCCCCCGTAGCATAGTGACTGATCATTATTTGCTGGACCAATGTGTGAAAGCATTGCTTACGGAAGTGTAATATTGGTCCTGTTAATAATTGCCACTTTAGAATGATTCTAAAAATCATTCTAAAGAAGAGAAGCCTGAAGCGCCAAGCCTCAAGCAGCAAGCAACGCTTGACAATGGCTCAGGGATAGTATAGGATGTATTTAGAAAGGAATAACTATGGAACATGAACTAAAAAGAATAGCGGACGCCCTGGAAGAGGTCATCCGGATGGTGAAGAAGGACCAGCAGGAGACTAGAGCACGCTTCGAAGAGCGATGGGATAAAGAAGATCAGGAGGCGGCTCAGTGAGCCGCCGTCCCGGCTGGGCCATGACTCAGGTATACGTGCAGCACGCGCGCTGGTTACAGGACCAGGGACCGAGCTACAAGCGACAAGCCGCAAGCTGCAAGCGTCAGGCTGCAAGCTTGACAAGATTAAATTATAATGTTATTGTATCCTATAAACTAAAGGAGAAAGAATTATGAACACTAAAGAAGCATGGCAGCTGGTAGGCGGCCTAAGTAAACCGTCAAAGATGCCTGGCTGGGCAATTGGAATTCCAGCGGCTGAATGCAAGACTGGCAATAAATTAAAATTAATACCTAACTCAGTATGCTCAGGCTGTTATGCTGAAAAAGGTTGTTATGTTTTCGCTGTTGTACAAGCCGCGCAATACAAGCGCTTGAAGGCAATAGCTCACCCGCAATGGGTTGAAGCAATGGCAACGCTTATTAATTCAAAAAAGCCTGATGTCTTTAGATGGCACGATTCAGGCGACGTGCAGGACGTGCAGCACCTGGAGAAGATATTCGAAGTCTGTAGATTAACACCTTCTAAGCGTCACTGGATGCCAACGCGTGAAGCGTGGATCAAGGACCATATGCACAAGGCGCCAGCAAACTTAGTTGTAAGATTTTCATCACCAATGATTGACCAGGGACCAGTGAAAAGCTGGGCCAATACTTCAACAGTCTCGACGAAAAGTCGAAGCTGTCCAGCCCCTGACAACAATAATGAATGCGGCGACTGTCGAGCTTGTTGGGATCCGCTGGTAAAAAATATCGAATATGGTAAACACTAAAAATGTTTAGACACCCAAAATATTATAAAGAATTACGAGACGCGGGAAACGAGTTAGCGAAGCGCAACGCTGTCAAAGAAGACCTGACAAGTTCAGGCAGCTCACCCGCACGTAATAAAACGGATCAGGCCATTAGCAGTCCCGACAGTCGCGAAGTCGTTGACAGCGTGCGCTCTGGTCCGGGCCACAAGCTTCAAGCAGCAAGCACCAAGCCTCAAGCTTCAAGCGGCAAGCTTTCGAACCAACCTCAAGCTTCAAGCGCCAAGCGACAAGCGTCCCAGCCAGAGTAACAAGCGTCAAGCATCAAGCCACAAGCAGCAAGCTCCCTGATCCGGTGACCATGGTACATGGATATTGGAGAAGTATTAGGGGTACAAGGACCGAGGGCCTTTACCATGATAAATGTATTGTCAGGATGGCGTGTGTGGAAGGCAATTTGGTGTGGACTAAATCTAATTTTTTTACTTTTCGTTACCTTGAGTTCTACAGTACAAAAGTTCCCAGAAGTATTATAGACCAATAGATCAGGAGTCCCAAGTAAGCTACTGTTTTCAATTCGAATGAAAGAAAATCCTTTAAGATTTCTTTTAATTTGTTGGTAAAATTTTGCCTCTGGACCCATGTCGTTATTGAGGTAACCAAGCCACGCATTACGCGCCCGGCGTACGCAATTTATCAGGTATAATTATATTAGACGCCTCGCCTGTTTTCATAACAAGTCGATGAGATTGATGGTTGTTGTTTAACCCAAATATAGTTTGACTGTTCTCGTGTACTTCCATTTTTTTAATTTCATGTAATTGTCCTCTAACCTCTACGTAGATAACAGCATCACTTATGGCATTTCCTTGACCAGATGCAGACTTATCTCTAGCTGTAAAAGACTCTAAAAATTGTTGTAGGTCTCTTACTCTCATTTCTTATTCTCCGCAACAAGTCTTTCAATTTCTTGTTCTAATTTTTTAATAATGTTATCTTTGGCAACAAGTTTAGCACTTAACTCTTCTATAACTTTTTTGTAACCATCTGCTAGATTTTGAGTATTAATCCAATCAGATTCTTTTTGTTTCCATTCCCAAATTTCTTTCTTGTGTTGTTCTATTAATAACACCATTTCGTCTGTAGTTCTGTGTACTTTCATTATTGACAATATAGGACTATTACCTTAAAAAGTCAACATGGGAGTTCCAAAAAGATTAACAGAAATGCAAAAAAGATTTGCTGAGTTATTGGTATTTGGTGGACCTGACGGACCACTATCTAAATCAGAGGCAGCAGAGATGGCAGGGTATTCACCCAAGAGATCACGTGTTGAAGGTAGTGAGTTAACCAATCCAAGACATGCACCACTTGTTGTGCAATATATCGGTAAGCTACACGAAGAACGATTACAGAAACACGAAGTGACATATACTAAACACATAGCGGAGCTAGATAGGATTAAGGACAAGGCCTTAAAAAAAGGCAGTTTTTCTTCTGCAGTTAATGCGGAAATAAGTAGAGGAAAAGCGGCAGGATTATATATAGACAGAAAAATAATAAAAACAGGGAAATTAGAAGAAATGTCAGAGGAAGAATTAAGAATGAAACGAGCAAAAATATTAGAAGATTACAGCGCTCTCTTGAACATGAAGACTGTCGAGGGGGAGTCACAAGACCTTAATGAATCTTCGTTATCTTCTTCACACAAGAAGTTGGAAAAACCGATCTCTCAGAAAAAGTAATAGACCCATCATCATCAACATCGTAGCCTGCAAATATTCTTACAGTATCTTTGTCTTTGCTGAACAACCACCCTTCACTTACCGGTGTAGCTAGTTTCATGTCAGTAAATTCTTTTACCGTACCCCAGCCGCCTTCAGTGATGATGTCAATCCAATCTATACGTACACGCTTGTATGGAAACTTAACAGCTTGTCTAACAATCTTAGGTTTGTTGTAGGAATCAATTCTTCTAGATTTTTTTCTGGATTTCATATTTTGTATATGTATCTAAAAAAAATCAGTTTTTCCAGAATTTTGTATCGCGCGCGCATAGGCAAACTGAAATACTGCACTAGGTGACAAAATAATCTGTCAGGTGACACTTTTTTTAACAACATTTTGTCTACCCTAAAGTCATATATACCAACACTTCTAGACCAAAGTGACAGAATGACATTATTTCTAGAGTAGTTTTTATTTTTT